AGGGTCTCGTCGAGCCAGTCGGCTTCGATCATCTGCAGGCGGAAGCCCCAGCGGCTGGTTGGGTCGGAGACGATCTTTTCCAGGACTTCACCGTCGCGGGCGATGGTGCGGATGAGCAGGCGCTCATAGGCGGCGCGGCCGAGTTGGCCGGTGACATCGTATTCGCCGCGGCGGGAGAACAGGGCGTACTCGCGCTCGAAGATGCGATTGGCGGCGGCGTCCATGACGGTGCGGCCATCCGGGCCGATATTGCCGACCCGGCTTTGCAGGCTGACGCCCTGGGCACCGACCACGTTGGTCTCGACCAGGGCCAGGAAGCGTTTGACCAGCGGGTCGTCGCGTTCCAGGGAGCGCGAGCGGGCGCGCATGGTGGTCAGGGTGTAGCGCAAGGCCTGGTTGGCGTTGCTGTGGCTGGCGATCCAGTTGGCGTTGTGGCGCTGGATGGTGCCACCGGCATACTCGGCCCGGACCCGGGCGCGGTGGTGGGCGAGCACATGGGGCGGCTTGACCGCCTCGGAGCGCACGGCGGCCCAAGTGTTCAGGCGGCGCGGCGCGGGCATCGGCTGGCCGGCCTGGCGGACGCGCACCGGGCCCAGGGTTACGTCGGCGAGGATTGGCGTGGTCGTCATGGTCAGCCCACGAAGTGCATGCGGTTGCGACTGGGCAGACCTTGCCGGCGCCGCTCGGCGGCCTCTTCGCGCTGCACTTCGACCTTGAGCTGGTTGCGCAGCGTGGTCAGGCCGCCGGCGTCGCGGGTCAGGCTGCGGTCGGCCAGGGCGCTGGTGACCACGTCCAGGCGGCCTGAGCTGCCGCGGCTGAGCAGCTCGGCTTCGACATAGTCGAGCAGGGTACGGGCAAAGGTGCGGCCATCGATGGCGACGGCGGCGCTGTAGTCGGGCAGGACAGTGGTCTTGCCGCGGTCGACCTCATGGCGCTCGGTGGCGTTTCCGACCACAGCGACCCAGTCATAGGCACCGGCGCCGTAGGTGGCTGTGATGGCCTTGGCCACGGTGGCGAGATAAGCATCGCCATCGGCCGCGGCGACGACGTTGAAATAGTGGGTGGCGGTGCGGAAGTAGTAAGTGAGCGTCCAACCATCGCCCGCCGGGTAGTCGGACAGGTCGTCCCGGCGCCAGGTCCAGGTATCGCCGGCGCGCAGTTCTGTGGGTTCGGTGGTTTGGATGGATGCCATGGGGCGAAGCATGGCAAGCGGTTGTGGACTCGTAGGGCCGAGTCAGTCCACTTTTTTTCTGACGACCTTGTGGACCCAGGATCGCGTGACGCCATACCTGCTTGCCACTACATCGGTGGGTAGGCGTTTCGCTGCCTCGGCGATGGCAATTTTTTTCGATGCGTCAGGCCGCGGAATGTAGACCTTCTCGGCCGGGAATGTCTTGGCGATCTGTCTCTCAATCTGTTCGGCGCAGTCGGCGCTTAGGCTGTGCCCGGTCTGCTCGGCGCACTCGACCACGAATTGCATCAGCTCGCGCAGGGTCATGTCAGGTCCGGCGCGAAACGCCGCCGGTGCGGCGGGACAGGCTTGGTGATCGGCGCGGTGGCAATGGCACGGGTGCGCTCGGTGCAGACGTAGGCACGGTTTCATGGGTCTGCGTTTCGCTTTCTTGGGCTGTTGTTTCGCTTTCTGGCGCTGTTGTTTCAGGCGGTGTGGCAAACAGGTCTGGGGTGAGGTTGGCTTCCCAGCGCTCCCAGACGCTGGCCGGTGTGTTGTGCAGGCCGAGCACCTGGATCAGGAACAGGCACCCGACCGTGCAGTCAAGCACCTCGTTTCGGTGGCCGCTGGGGCAGACCCAGCGCTCGGCCCAGCCGTGGGCCTGGCGGACCCGGATGCGGTGCTCGGCGGTGAGCTGGTCGTAGAACTCCTGGGGCAAGTGGCGGTTGAGGTGGATGTAGCCGGGGCCTGGACGCTTGACCTGTTCCAGGCGGCCATGGAGCAGGTCCTTGGCGGTGTCGACGCAGATCCGCCAGAGCTTGACGCCGTGCTTGATGACGCGCCCGTAGGCGTTCACGTCAACCTGGCTTGGCTTCATTTTGATGGGCTTGCCCAGGGCGGGGTCGCCCTTGCAGGCGTAGACCTTCTGGTGGGCCCGCAGCCGGCAGTAGTTGTAGGCCTGGTGGGTCCAGTTGGTGCCGCCGGTGTCGATGCCGATGGCGTCGAGGGTCATTTCGTGGCCGTGGGTGTGGCGGTATACGGTGCGGATCAGGGGGTCGAGCTTGTCGGCCCATTCGGCCTGGTCGGCGGGGGTGCCGTAGATGACGCGGTAGTCGATAGGCCACATCTCTTCGCCACGGCCGATGGCCCAGGTGACGGCTTCCCAGCGGTCGGCCTGGGTGTCGACGAACATCAACAGCTTGCAGGCGCCGGACGGGACTACATGCAGAGGAATGTCGAGGTCGGTCTGGGCGCGCTTGACCAGGACGCTGGCGTCGGTGTGTTCGTACTCCTCTTCCCAGACCTCGGCCAAGGTCTCGTTGACGAAGCCCTGCATGGGGCCGTTGTCGCCGGCCTTCTTGGCCTTTCTGGCCTCGAGGAACTCGCGCAGGATGTCAGGCCAGGCGCGCTGGGGGCTGTAGGCGGTCCAGGCGCGCACGAAGGCGACGTGGCGCGGCGCCGGCCTGGGCATGCCTTCGCCGTCCTGCCAAACCTTGGCCACGTGGTCGTAGTGGTACTGTCCGCAGCGGCTGATCCAGCGGCCGTCTTCCCACACGGCCAGGTAGTCGGCCTGCGTGATGGACTGGCGGCAGTGCGGGCAGACGTGCCTAACGGTGGCCAGAGGCTCGTCCTCCTCCCACTGCATTCCGGTTTCGTCGGCCTCGTCGCGCAGACGGCCGTAGCCAAGGGCATGGCGATGGCCGCAGTGCGGGCAAGGGATAAGGTATTCCATGACCGCTTCGGCGGCGTCCACGCGCCGGCGGATGTGGCTGGTGAGCTTGTGCCTGGGCGTGGTGCCCAGGACCACTTTCGGAAACGGGGCCCCCTCCAAGCGGCCGACGGCGCCGGTGTAGGGATCGATGGTCTTTTCCACCACGGTATCCATGGCGTCGACCTCGTCCAGGACCGAGACGGCCACCGTGATTCGGCGGAAATTCCGCGCGGCCTTGGCGCCCAGGTAGTGCTGGACGCTGCCGCGGAAGCGCACGAAGCGGACGGTGTTGGCGTCACGATCGTGACGTCGTACTGCCGCCAAGGCCTTGCAGATGTCGAAAGCGGGCGCGACCTCGCTCTTGACGAATGAGTCCCGGTCATCGTCGGTCGGCTGCCAGATGGCCAGCTTCCGGCGCCGATGGCTGGCGTTGTATTCGGCGAAGGCCACCACGCTCTTGGTGTAGCCGACCCGCTTGGCCTTCTCGACGTCGACCTCGAAGATATCGTCGTTGCTGAATGCGTCCATCCAGCCGATCTGGATCGGCCAGGCCGCCCACAGGCCCCGGCGGTGGCTGGATTCTTCATCCATCTCGAAGTGCTGCTCAGCCCAGGTGGACAGGGGCATGGGCGGATCGGCGCGCAGCGGTGCCAGTCCGGCGCGGACGGCGCGGACGACGGCGGCGCGCGTAGCGATCGGGAGGGTATGCGGGATCAAGCGTCGACCTCCTCGACCGTCGGCTCATCATCTTCCTGCAGGTCCGTGGGGTCCAGGGCATCGGCAACCAGGGAGGCGGTCTTGCGCGCCATCTCGTTTCGGGCCGAGGCGATCTCGGCCATCACCGCGTCACGCGCCGCCTGCGGAAGGTCGGGACATACTCGGCGCAGGTCAGCCGGGATCTGCTCCAGCCGGTCTACCACCGCCTGGGCGGCATTGGCCAGCACATCGGACAGCAGATCGATAGGAGCGTAGGTGCCCATGGCCACGTTGTTCTTGATGTCCTGGCCATGGCGCTGGGATCGGGCCAGCATCGCCCGTTCGGTTGCAAGATCCAGGTCGCCGGCGGCAGCCCGGCCGGCGGCCATCTCGCGTAGGTGCCCGCAGTACTCACGGAGCCATTGCCCCGCCGTGCCATCCTCGGAGAGCACGCGCCTGGAGAACAGGTCCGAAATGGCTTGCTGGCTGACCCCAACCAGTTCACCGAATTCCGCTTGCTTACACCTGGCCATCAGGTCAACCATACAACCCCCTTAGCAACCTCCACAAACCCTGAAAAGACGTGGTTCGAATAACCCGCATTGGGGGCTTTTTGGAAGGACCCGAAGGGGGGGGGGTGGGGTGGGCGCGGTCAGGCATCGGAGGCCCCTGGGTCGCGCTGCATTGCCGCATCGAACTGGGCCGGGAATTCGCGCTCATAGGTATCGATGGCCACCTGCTCGAATCCAAACCGTGGCTTGTACCCAGCCGCCCGGACGAAGAGCAGCACGGGCTTGATGGCCTTTCCGAACACAAACGACGTGCGCTTGTAGATGCCTGGGTGCAGCGCTTGCCTGTGGCCCTGGTGCGACCTGCCGGGGTAGACATGGAAGTACTCGAAGCCGCGCTTTGAGCGCGTACCCTTGCGCCGCTTCGCCCTGCCCTTCTCGCCCATGTTCTGGGTCGACCCAGCCCAGCGCTCGGCCGCATCGAACCAGGACAGAATTTGCCTGAGTTGCCCGACCGCCACGTTGCCGTACTGGTCCTGTTCCGCGCCTGATCCAGGCACAGCCACCCATCCGGTCGGCATGATGTCGCGGCGCTGCAGGGCGACCTCCATCGCCTTCAGGCGCCGAGTCCCACCATCGACCTGCGTCGACAGATAGTTCTGAGCGCGCTTGTAGAATCCATCCGGATCGAGAATGCCGACCGTGACAGCGAACTTGCTGTCCACTCGGACCTTCATGGCCCCGAGCGTCCAGCGTGTCGGGCGGTCGAACACCCGCCCCATCTCGGTCTGTTCTGCCGCCTGGATAGCCTGAGCGGTTTTCAGCAGCGCCCGTTGAGCCGCGATCTCGATCTGCTGGCGCGACCCTTTGGACTCATCCCACTTCATTTCGAGTTTGATCATGCCTCCCCCTTATCGGCCCGGGCACGCACCAGGGCGGCCTGATACATCGCATCAAGGCCGGCGGCATCCGCCTTGACCACATCGGCCCAGCCTGACAGCCACTCAGCCCACCAAGCCAGATAGCCCAGGTCGGGCGGATCGATGGCCAGCTTGATCGCCTGGCCAATCTCGTCTCCCTCATCTGCCGTCCACTCACCGCACGCCAGCATCCAATCCCGCACCGCCACGAAGTGCCGGCGCAGGGCGTGGATATCGATTCCGTAGTCGTTCATACCGTCCAACCTCCGAAAACACAGTTAGACGCCAAGGCTGGACGGCTGGAAGCCGCGCCAATACTGGCTTCGTCCAACCGTCTAACCTCGTCCAAGGGAAATTGACAAACTTTTGTAGGAAAACTCAGGGGTAAAAACCAAGGCCACGCACGCCTATACGCGGGCGTGCGCGTGTGTGTGCCTGCGCATGTCGGTTGGACATGGTTGGACGGTTGGACGAAGCCAGTATCGGCGCGGCTTCCAGCCGTCCAGCCTGGCTGTCCAACCTTGGTTGCTTGAGAAGGTTGGACGGATTCGACCTTCATCTCCGACCCTTTTCCGGACACGCAAAAGCGCACCGATCCCTGGGCGAAAATGAAGGCGGAAACATGCCGGTCAGAAAGGCGCACCGTTGCCCCCCCCTGCCCCGTGACTGACTGCTGGCGCGGGCGCCGACTCTACGGCCCATGGGCGCACATAGACCCACTCCCGACGGCCAGTCGAGCGGCGATCCTTGCGCCAACCCAGCTTCGCCATCAGGTTACCGAGCCGCGTCGCCGCGCCCCGGTTGTTATCGATCTTCTCCACCTCCACGCCAATGGCGCCGACCAGTAGATCGAGCGATGTGTACTCATTGGTGAACTGCTGTTCCGGCTCGGCCAGGTAGTCCTGGAGCTTGTAGATCCACGGATCGACGATCTCGCGCTCTTCCTGCTCCGGACGGATATAGAGCGCCTCCTCCTCGCGGGTCGGATACAGCCGCGCCCCGGACCGGAACACCGCCAGCGCCTCGGCCAGCAACTGGTCGCGCCACTCAGCCAGCTTGTCCAGGTCCAGCGTGCCCACCAGTCGCACCGGAAAAAACCGGCGGTTGCCCGTGGTGTCCTTGAAATACTCGCCCTGGTTGGTGGTGCCGGCGAAGGCTACTTGGCGCGCGCGATCGATGGTGCGCCGGGCATACGGCTCGCGATAATGGTCCGTCTGGGTCGTCACGAACGCCTTCACCGCCGTGGTCTCGGCGCGGTTGAATGAATCCATCTCGCCGACCTCATACAGCCAGACGCCGTCCAGGGCCATGTAGGCGTCCTTGTCGCCCAGGCGCAGCGGCGTATCGGCGAACCAGTCGGCGCCGATGATGCGCAGCGCCGTTGACTTGCCCTTACCCTGCGGACCCTCCAGCACCAGCATGTAATCCCACTTGATGCCGGGGCACATCACCCGCGCCACCAGCCCCAGGAAGAACAGCCGGCCGGCGATGCGCAGATAATCGTTGCTGCCCGCCTTCGCCCCCAGGCAATCAACCAGCCAATGATCCAGTCGCGGGATACCGTCCCAGGCCTGCAGGCCCTCCAGGTGCTCGCGCACCGGATGAAACTTGTTACGGGCGGCAGTCATGGCCACGCCATTGGTGATAGTGCCCTCGCCCTTCACCAGCAGACGGCAGCGCTGGGCCATCCACAGGCCCAGCTCGAAATCGTCTTCCGACGTCCACTCCCCCGCCGGCGAGCCCCATGGCGTCGGCTTGCGCTTGACGCAGCGCCGGGCGAAATCGTCCCAGGCAATCACCCCGGCCCAGGCCGGGTGCTGGGTCAGCAGCAAAAAAACGTTCTCGCGACAGTCCTCGAGCTTGCCGCGCTCTTTCCAGACCATCCCGTCCATCCAGCCCGGGGTTTTCGGGCCTTCGATGGCGTCGGCCGCGCCAGCCGGTCGTTGCGTCGAAGTGCTTGCAGGACCGACCGACCCCGCGACCGCTGGCGCGAGCGCGAGACTATTGGCGCGAATAAACCCCGCCAACGCCTCGCCGCGCAGGCCCTCGTCGACGGCATCGGCGATATCCCAGCCCGAGGGCTTTTCACCCGGCGCCGGGATCGAGACCCGCCAGAGCTTTGCCTTGCCCTCCAGCACCGCCTCAATCCGGTCCATGGCCTTCACGCCCGGCTGGTCCTGGGCATCGAGCAAGGGCTTGGCCTCCGGCGCCATCCCGGCGTCCTTCTCCTCCCGCGTCAACGGCACCCGCTGAGCATCGCAGTCCGGCCACAGAATCACCTTGCGGCCATGCAGCGGCGCCCAATCGATCTTGGCCACCGCTTTGCCGCCGCCCGGCCAGGACACCACCACCAGGTCCGGCAGCTCGGCCGAGCCCACGTCGGCGCACTTCTCACCCTCCACCAGTAGCACGGTCGCATCGGGCCTGGCCGCCAGCCTGTCCAGGCCATACAGCGGCCGAGGCTCGGCCCAGGTCATCCAATGCCATTCGGTCTTGCCGCTCGCCTCGTTACGGGCCCACACCAGGGGCAGCACCTCCTTGCCGCCATCGCTGGTGCGGAAGCGGTAGACATAGCCCAGCACCTGGCCAGCGGAATCGAGGTAAGTCCACACCCGTTCTGGCAGGCCGCGCTTGACGTGCGCCTTCGGCGGCTCGGGCGCATCCGCCGGTGCCGGGCCGGCCGGCGTCCAGGGCGTGCGCGGTTTCGCCGGTTTGATCTCGACCGGCGGCGGGTTTCGCTGAACGGCGGCCCGTGGCGACTTTCTTTCGGCGCCGCCCGGAACATCGATCCCGAACCGATCCGCCAATTCACGGCAAGCCTGGCCCTGGTCGCCCGAGGTGAAGATATAGGCATACAAGCTGATCGGGTCCGATCCCTTGTCATCCGTGGCGAAATCCGCCCAGACCCCGTTCGTGGTGTTGATCGAAAACGATCCCTTGTGCCCGTCTGCGCGGCGTGGATTCAGCGCCTTGAACTCATAGCCATCCAGCTTGCCGTCGGGCAACCACTCCGAGAGCAGGCTCACCAGGCACGCCAGGGCCGCGTCGTTGACGCGCTTGAATGGCAGCTTGATCATTGGCCTGTCGCCTGAGCCTGAATCCAGCGCTTACTATCCCGCTCCGGCAGCTTGGCCTGAAACGACTCCAGCAGCATGGCGAACAATAACTTCGCCGCCTGCCGCTGATCATCACGCGATTGCATACGCCTGCAACGCTCCGCCTGGTGATGCAGATCCTGCTGGGTCGGCATGATCACCGCTCCCCGCGCGCGTTGACCTCCCGGCACAACTCCACGAACGCGGTGATGGCCGCGATCGCCTCGTAACCATGACGCTCGATATCGTGCAGTTCCCGGGCCGTGATCGTGCCGTCGGCCACATCGCTCGCCGCCTCCGACGCCAGGTCGCCGAACTCCTTGACAGCATGGAGCATGGCCGCCGACAAGGCATCCGGCGCGCCATGGAACTCCGGCGCCTCGATCAGGATGCAGCCATGCTCGGCACGCCTTCGCGTGCAAGGGCTGTGTCCAGCCGACGACCTTCGCCTGGCGGGCGAAATGCAGAATCATGTCCTGGCGCTCCACCGTCAGCTTCTCGTCGCCGCGCAGGATGGCGTACAGCGTCGACGAAGCCAGGGGCTCGTCGTTATTTTTCCCAGGCAAGCGCGCCGCCATCGCCGGCACCCCGCCTGGGTACTTCGTCACCACGTGGTACAGCGCCGACAGTTGGTCCATCTCGTCTTTTCTCAGTGTCATAACAGTTCCCCTCGTTTGTTGTGGATGCCGGCCGGAGCGGCAATTACGATGCAGGCAAAAGAACCCGGCCAGGCGGTGGCCGGGAGGCCAAACTGGCCTTGGGAAAAACAAGGAGAAGACTTGTGAGCAGACATGCCGGGCCTGCCAGCCGGGGAATAAAAAAGCCGGTGATCCAAGCGGGAGAAAATCGCGGGCCGGCAAAGGCGGCGGGGTTTGGGCCGCCGAGGGAGGAGAAGGTTGCGCCTACGGCGTTACCCAGGCCGGAGCGCTGGTTATCCTGTAGTCGAAAGGGCAAAAAAAATAGGCAGAGCAAAGGCGCTCTACCTCGCGAAAAGGCGGGGGTCGGCCCCGTGATAGAGTCGAGATTCCACTCAGCAACCCTAATCACAGGAGACCCCCATGGAACAAAAGGACTTCGAAGCCCTGATCATGAAAAGCGAATTCTTCGCGCAGATCATGGCCGAGCTGACAGCCAGGCTCGAACAGCACCGGCAAGCGACGCAAGACGCGCTCGCCATGATTGCCACCGCCGCCGCAAGACAGATGGACGGTGCTGTATTCGCGCAAAACATCGAACGGATGGAACGGCTGTTCGATCAAGAAGCGCCGAACGCAATGCGTTCAGAAATGCTTCATCACGTCGCTGGACTGGTGAAGAACTCGGCGATACCTCGAAGCCGAGACCCGTCAGCCAGTCATTGATCCGATCGATCCCGTCCCAGGCCGGCAATGATTCAAGGCTCTTCTCAGGCATGGGCGTCTCCCTGCATTTCGTGGTCGGTGGGTTGCCGCTCGTCGTGGGCGGCCTCGTCGTGGCATGGGCAACGCAGTCCAGGCAATCCGTCCGATGGATTCGGGTACAGGTCTGGGCGTAGTAAATGTGGCGTAATCCTCCAGTCCTCTTGCGCGCATACAGGCAGGACGCGCTCGGCTGGAACTCCTCTTGCTGCCCACTGACTGACAGCGCCCTGGGTCAAGCCATAGCGTGCCGCAAAGGCTTTTTGCGTCTCGTTAATCAGGTCGAGGTATTGGGCAAGGGCACTCATGATGCCGGCAAGAATAGACGGTCTATTTTTTTAGTGCAAGCAAATCCAATAGATACTCTATTTGACCCTGGGAATACGGTATTCAGAATGCACGCATGAACGAATCCCAAGGCCAAGGCCAAGGCAAATACAAGAAACGCCCGCTGACAGCTGACGAATTGGCGGCCGCCGAAAACATACGGCGGTTATGGGAAGAGTATCGGTCCGCTAACCCAGGGGTGACTCAGGAACAATTCGCCGAAGAAAAGCTGGGTGTCAGCCAGGGCGCTTTTCTGCAATGGCTCAGGGAATACTCCCCGATAGGAACTGACGCCGCGATCAACCTCGCGCGCGCCTTTGGCGTGCAGCCTTATGAAATCAACCCGACCTTAACCGTAACATGGGTTGACAAACCACAAAAACAACACCAACAAAATCAGGCCGGGGAGTTAGAAGCCTTGTTCGAGCAGATCGCATTACTTGATCCACAGGCCGCCAGCATTGCCCGCAATGCCCATAAGTTGTCAGCCACATGGAAGGCTGCCGTCTTTCAGATTGTCGATGCGTTTACTGAACAGGACGGGGAAGCCGCCGCCGGTGACGGTAACTTATAGGACGGCCGCCAATAACAATAGGCCGATCATCCCCATCAGCATGATCGAACAACCCACCTTCATCATGTTTTGGCCTGCCTGTTGCATGCTGGTACCGGCGCCGTCCAGCCGTTTTGCGAGCCTGTTCATTGCCCGCTGCTCCCGTGACGTATCAAGCTTCATTTCTTTTCCGATTTTTTACGGCGCCAGTCCCATGGCGCCACTGGTTCCGAATCAGACCAGAGTCCGGCCCTGATGGCACGCGCCGCGGCCTCGGCCGCGGCATAGGTAGTTCGGTCTGCTGGAGATTGCGTTCCTGCGTACTTCACGTAGTGCCAAGCCAGACCAGAATTCACCTGGTCGATGCAGGCATCCTGGCCGCTGACTAAGACCTTCCCGACGATTCGGCCGTACCGGTCGCGATTCGCCCAATCCACCACTACCTGGCGGCCGTATACCATATCCGAAAGATGTTGTTTTGATGTCTGCCCAAATGGTTGCGTCTGCTCGGGGGCGTCAATTCCGGCGAGGCGGATTTTTTCCTCCATGTTGCCTGGTGAAAGTAAGGTGAGCGTGTCGCCGTCAGTGACTCCCACCACGCGACCGGACAACTCGGCCGCTGTCGCCAGGCCGAATCCGATAAGGCAGACTGCAATCAGCGGGCCGCGCCTCATTTCTTCTTCTCGCCGGTTCCGTACAAACCAACTGGACACACCTTTTTTGAGCCGCTGATGCTGCCGTCGTTGCAGATGAATTTTCCGTTCTGACAGAACGATATTCCGCCCTTCTTCCCGGAACACGGCGTATTGCTAGCTATCGCCTGGTTGCACAGCAACATGGCCATCATGACTAGCAAAGTGCTCGGCTTCATTTTTGTCTCCCTGTGATATGCGGTATTTCTGGTATTCCACTCCAGTATATTTTTTCGATCAAATAGAAATTCTATTGCCTATGCGTAATAGATATTCTATTATCCCTCCATCGCCGCCCCTCACGCGGCCATGGAGACCACGATGGACATCACCTTGGCCTATACGGCCAATCTCGTTGAAGCCACCTTCCGCCAAGATGGACGGCATGGCTACATCAGCCAAAGCACCTGGAAAGGGTGGCACTGGGCCGTCAGCATCGACGACCATGGCCTTGTCCGAGTCGGCGGCCTGGTCGACGACGAACAGGAAGCCCTGCGCCAGTGCGAGCGATGGCTGGCGGCCGATCTGGACACGATCCGAGACGCCTGGGTGCAGGCGCGCCTGGCCGAGATCGACGGTATCACCCGGGACATCCTTGCCGTCCGGCCCGCTACCAAGATCGAGCTTATCGGTTATGCAAAAGGCCGTCAGGACGGCTACGAGGCCGCGCGCCGGGAGATCGCCGCCGCCTTTGGCCTGGTGCCTAGCGAGCAATTCGAGCAGGCCGATAATGCCCGCATCGATGCCGAGCGCATGGTCGACTTCGAGCGCGACTATGCCGCCACCCTGGAGGATCAACTCGGCGAGTCGCGCACGGCCACCCGCGCCATGACGCCGGACGGCGAGCTGGCCATCGTCGAACACCAGGTGGCGGCCTGATGGCGCCGGACCCGAACATCATCGCCTTCGTGCGCCGACTGCTCGACCCCGAGCAATTCGGCCACGCCGTCACCCCCGAGGTGCGCGACGCGGCCCGGACCGCCCTGGGCCGGGAGCCGGTCGAGCGCGCCGCCGACATCACGGCGGGCGAAGTGGAAATCCTCACTGGCCAGATCGCCCGCCTGCGCGTCATAGAGCGCGCCGCCTGGCATGCCCTGGAGATGGCCCGCAAAGGCCATGCGGCTGACGCCTACGACGCCCTCGCCCATGCCCTGGAGGTGAAATCATGCACGCCTATATAGTCACCCTGGCCACGGCCCACCGGCAGCGCCTGCGCGCCAGTGTGGTCGCGGCATCGAGTGCAGACGCCTGCGGCATCGGCCGGCGCTGCGCGATCGCCGCCGGCTATGCCCCGATCGCCCTGTCCGTCCGGCCGGTGCGGAGGTGTCATGAGCTTTGGCGCCTGGATTACGTTCTTCGCCGCCTGCGGTATCGCTATTGCCATCCTGATCGTGGTCGAAACCAGTGAACCGAGGCGCGGCGATGACTGACTTTGCCCGCGGTCTGCACGTCACCGGCCGAGCCGACCCGGCCCGCGTTGTCGCCTGGCTGCATGGCGCCGGCGTGGTCGCACGGGTGCCGAAGCCCGCCCGTCGCGCCTGGGAGGTCATCGCCATGGCCGGCTGGTTGGCCGAGAAAAACCGCGTGGCCATCACCGCTTACCGGGGGCAGGCATGACCGATTCCCACACCGGCGTCATTCTGGCCGCGCTGGCCAAGGCCACCGCCCAGGCGCCCATCGGCGAAGCGGCGCTGCGCGAGGCCAGCACGCTGACGGCCCGGCAGTTCGCCGCCGGCGTGCAGACCTTACTGGGCGAGCGCCGCATCTGCACCTATCGGCAGATCAAGGGCGACCTGGACCACAACGTCTACTGGCCGACCGGGATTGTGACGCCGGTAATCGGCTATCGCGTCCAGGCCGCCGCCGGCAGAAAGCCGCCGACACGGCCGGCAAATATTGCCCAACCCGCCGCACCGGCCAAGCCGGCTTCAAAACCCAGCAAAGAGAAAAAAGAGACACCCATGAAAGAGAAAAAAGAGACCCAGGGCGACCGCATCGCCGCGCTGGTGGCGAAACACGGCCCCATCACCACCCACGCCCTGGCCGACCTGGCCAAGGTGGCGGCGAAATCGATGGATTCCTATCTGGCGCTGCACCGTGCCGATGGCCGCATCGTCGAGCGCCAGGGCTATGACGAGGACCGCGCCCGGGTCCTGAAACACTACATGACGCCGGCCCAGGCCGAGGTGTGGGACGAGAAAGTCAACCGGGCCAAGAAGGACACGGCGGCGCCGACAGCACCGGCCACCCAGGAAATCCCGGAATTCATGAAGAAGAAGATTGGCCCGGCCGGTGGCGACGCGGGCGGGATCCTGCTCGGCCTGCTGGGCGTAGCCACCGTCGACGAGGCCAAGAAGCTGATCGAAGAGCGCCGGCAGCGCGACCACCAGCTCCGCAACGACCTAGCCGGCACCCGCATGGTGCTGGAGAACGTCGCCAGGAAGCTCCAGGTCGACCAACTGGAAGAAGTCCCGGCCGCCCTGGACGACCTGATCCACGCCCTGTCCACCCGTGCCGCCACCGCACAGGCATCGGGCGGCGCCCTGGCCATACTGCTGATCGACAGCACCGACCAGATCGAGCTGGAGGCCCTGGACACAGACGACACCATCGAGGCCAACAGCCGCGCGATCAGCGCCGTGCAGGCCGGGCATGCGGAGCGGGCATTGCTGGTGCGCATCCAGGGCGAGGCAGCGCGGACGGTGGCCTGGAAGGTGGTCTGATGCAACGTTTGAATTCACCGGCCTGCTGCCTGGAAAGGAAACAGGATGGAACTCGACAGAAAACGGTTGCTCGCGCTGGCGACGTGCGGATGCGGCGACATGTTCACTGAGCACGGCCCCGGAACCTGCGGCAACTGCCTAGCCGGCATTGACAGGACGGCAGAGGTTGAGCGGCTGACAGAAGAAAACACGGAACTGAAGGCGCTCATGTCGGCACTGTTGGAACAACTCGGCGAAAACGACCGAGACGACGGGAACGCTCCCGGCCATGCCCATGATGTGTATGGGCTGCCTTTCGAAAAGTGGAAAACCGCTCGACAAGCCCGCGGGCTATCGACAGGGGAAGAAGAATGAACATCGACGAAGAACAGAAGGCATTTGAGGAATGGGCACTGAAAGCTGGCTGCTTCCCGATTCAGCGACTGACGCGTGCTCCCCGTTACTACCAGGACTCGCATACCGAGTCAGCATTCCTCGGGTGGCTGGGGCAAAAGGAAGCGCAGGCAGAGCCGAATGGTGTGCCTGCTAACGCAGAGTTGAGGGGTGAGGAATGAGCGAAGCGAATGACGAGTCCAGCCGCGAAGCGGCGACCTCGAACGCCGAGTTAGAGCGGTTGGCGTTCGAGGTCTGGTTTTCTGGCGGGAACCGAGAGTGCAGGAGTATCGATCGAAGTGGCGAAAGCTATAAGTTGATAGCTGCACACCAAGCATGGAAAGCGTGGCAGGCAAGGGCCAGTGTGCAGATTGTGCGCGGCGAGTACGTTTGTCCGAAGTGCGGATTACGACAATCGCTTGGAATGAAGGTTGATTGTGAGTTCTAACGCAAAAGGTGAGGGGCCGGGCGCGGCTTCTTGCGCACGGTCCATCTCGACCGACGGGTTGTGCGGCAAACGGTAACTACGAAGAAAGGACATACAAATGAGCATGTGCATCTACCACGGAAACTGTGCCGACGGCTTTGGGGCCGCCTGGGTTGTTCGCAAGGCGCTCGGCGAGATTGACTTCCACCCCGGCAAGTACCAAGAGCCGCCGCCCGACGTGACGGGCAAGGACGTAGTGATGGTGGATTTCAGCTACAAGCGCCCGGTGCTGCTGGAAATGGCCGAGAAGGCGAACAGCATCTTGATTCTCGACCATCACAAGACGGCAGTTGAGAACTTGGTCGACCTGCCGGCGAACGTGACGGCGAAGTTCGACATGGGCCACAGCGGCGCAATGATGACGTGGGAACACTTCTTCCCAGGCCAGGAACCGCCGCCGCTGTTGCTGCACATCGAGGACCGCGACCTCTGGCGCTTCGCGCTCCAGAACACGCGGCAGATTCAAGCCAACGTCTTTTCGTTCCCCTACGACTTCCAAGTGTGGGACATGCTGATGGCGACCGCGCCGGATGAGCTGGCGGCCGAAGGCGAGGCCATCGAGCGCAAGCACTTCAAGGACATTCGGGAACTGCTCGGAGTGACGACGCGGGACATGGTGATCGGCGGCCACCGCGTGCCGGTGGCGAACCTGCCCTACACGATGAGCAGCGACGCCGGACACGAACTGGCGAAGGGGCGTCCGTTCGCGGCCTGCTACTGGGACACGCCGGAAGGTCGGGTATTCAGCCTACGTTCGAGCGACGACGGCGCAGACGTGGCCGAAGTAGCGAAGCAGTACGGGGGCGGCGGGCATCGCAACGCGGCAGGCTTTCGCGTGAGCTTCGCCCAGGCGCAGGCGTTCGAGGTTTGACGCACAACGGCCCGAGCTAGCCGGAAACCAACGGCGGGCACGGCCGCCAAAAATGAACCGCTGTGGCCCGCCGTTGGTTTTCCGGGCTGAGCGAATTGTTCGGCCTCTGGTGCCGAAGCGAAAGGAAAACGAAATGGAACAACTGACCAAAGAGCAGGCGATTGCCTTTCACGACAGCAATGCTTGGCAGAAGTGGGACGCCAAGACCCGCGCACTATTCCAGATGGAGCAAGACTGTCTTTGCATGCCGTTCTACGAGTTCCAAAAGGCCGTGGAAGAAGCCCTGGGGCGGCCTGTATGGACACACGAGTTTGGGCTGAACCGCGGCGGGCTGTTGGCCGAGTTGCAAGGCAAGGCAACGGCGCCAAGCTTTGCCGAGATCGTTGCGATGCTGCCGGCCGACAAGACTGTGGTGGCGGTGCTGTAGAGGCCGAACGCAGAGTTAACGGGCCGAGCAAGCGCAGCTTGCGAAGGTCCGCGTTGAACGCCGGGTTAGCGCCCGGACTACGAAAGGAAGAAGAATGTTCAGACTACTGAAGCGCACCACCGAAACCGCCTTGAAACTGCCGTTCGCAATGGCATGGGACGTGATTTCGCTAGGCAACATGGGCGATGGGGCCAGTACCAGCAAAGTACTCCGGGAACACAAAGCGAAGAAGCAGCTTGACGATCTGACCGAGATCATTGAGCGAGTGCGCGAAATTGGGCGCTAACGCAGAAATAACCGGCGGCTGAAAGCCGTCCGAGTTGATTGACGGGTTAGCCGTGACGCCCGATGAAGCCACGGTTTTATAAGGACTGACAGATGCGCACTTTGAACGAACACAAGATCAACCCCGGCAACGACACGCTGACGATTACCGTGCTGGACGAGCCGGGCCACGGCAACGCGAACCACGCCTACGACATTGAAGGCGGCGAAGCGGTGCCGACGCATCTTCGCTTTCAGAACGGCCCGATCAATGCGGACGGCAACGGCGTGAATGGCATTACGCATGAGGCGCTGCTTGCGGTGCTGTGTGACCGCCTGCGCGGGTTTCAGGCCGGGCCGTATGCCTGCAAGGCGAACGCATGCGCATTGACGCACTTGGAAGAGGCGCAGCACTGGCTGCAACAGCGCACCATCGAGCGCATGCGGCGCGGCGTCGAAGGTACGCACACGGTTTAATTTGGGCGCCGTCATTGGTTCGGTCTGGTGACGGCTAACCGAAAAATTTAGGGGTGCGGAGCCGACAGGCGAAGCATCCCTCTCCAATGCCGGGTTGGCCGGCAGAAAGGTATGAGATGGCGAAGACGATGATTGACCAAATGGTGGACCAGTTCCTGGGATGGAAACTGCCGAAAGATTTCCACCCAGATGCCGGGATTTCGTTCCGGTCTGTTCACGAGCATGACAGTCCTCACTGGCCGATTGGGACGAACCTGCTTACGGCCAACCAGGCGAAAGAGATGATCAAGCACATGCTTGCCGGAGTGGTGCCGCCAGATTGCAACACGACCGAAGAAGAGGGAGAGGCATATATGATCGGGTACTTTGATGGCGAGGCAGCGGTTTTGTCGGCCAACTTAAATTCGACGACACCTGATGTCGCCTAAACCACCTCAATAACGTCAGGAGGCACGGCAATGCTAGTTACTGACAGTCACAACACGACAGCAACGCCTGTCGTTCAACAACCGCCGCGTTTGCTGGCGCAAATCCGTGCCTTGCTCAGAACCAAGCATTACGCCTTACGCACCGAGCAGGCCTATATCCACTGGGTGAAGCGGTTCATCTTCTTCCATGGGAAACGCCATCCGAAGGATATGGGGGCGCCCGAGATCGAGTCGTTCTTGTCTCACTTGGCGACAGAGAGAACCGTGGCGGCGAGCACTCAGAATCAGGCGCTGGCGGCCTTGCTGTTTTTGTACCGCGACGTCCTGGACGTGGACTTGCCTTGGCTGGACAACATCACCCGGGCGAAGCCGAGCAAGCATTTGCCGACGGTGTTAACCCAGGCTGAGGCAGCTTCACTTATCCGGCATTTGAAGCCGGATACGAATGGGCTGATCGTGCAGCTGCTGTATGGGACCGGGATGCGGCTGCTGGAGTGCCTGCGGCTGCGGGTGAAAGATCTGGATCTGGCTTCGTTATCGGTAACGATCCGGGACGGCAAAGGGGGTAAGGATCGGGTGACGATGTTGCCGTCGAAGTTGGTGCAGCCGTTGCGGGAACATCTGGTCGCTCGGCGCCGTTGGCATGACGTCGACCTAGCTTCCGGGCACGCGGATGTGGAGTTGCCGGATGCGTTGAGGCGGAAGTATCCGAAGGCACCGATGGAGTGGGCGTGGCAGTATGTTTTCGCCGCGCCGACCTACTCGCGCGATCCGCGTTCCGGGGCGGTTCGCCGGCATCATTGGGGCGAGCGGAATATTCAGCGGGCGGTGAAGGCGGCGGCGTTCGCGGCGGGCATTGCGAAGCCGGTGCATCCGCACTGTTTGCGCCACTCGTTCGCCACACATCTACTCGAAATGAATTACGACATCCGGACGGTGCAGGAGCTGCTTGGCCACTCGGATGTGAAGACGACGATGATCTATACCCACGTGCTTAATCGCGGTGGGCGTGGGGTGGCGAGCCCGCTGGATCGGATCTCCTCATGACCGAGCTACTCCTATTCGCCAGCGTCTACGTCTCGGTGTTTGCCCTTGGCTTCCAAAGCCAGAACGTCAACCAGGGCCACTACAAATCCGCCTTTCTGACCAGTTTCGCCATTGGCGCTGGCCACCTGGCTCTCTATCGCCTCATGCCCGGAGCAAGCCCGAGCGAGGTCGCCGCCTTTCTGGCTGGCGGCCCGTTCGGCATCGTATCCAGCATGTACGCCCATCGCCAAACACTTGGGAGAAAAACCAATGGCAACCACACGCCGGAGAAAACACGGAAGTGGGAAGCCGACGCGAAGGACCAGGCCAGGGCAGCGATGGGCGGAGAGCCGCCCCTGCAAGGACCGCTCAAGGTCGAGGTCATCGCCTACTTCGCACCAGCGCAAAGCTGGCCGGACTGGAAACGCCAGGCAGCCCTGAACGCACAGATCGCGCACACCAGCCGACCCGACGCGGACAACATCGGCAAGGCGGCGAAGGATGCCCTCAACGGGGTGGCTTGGCTGGACGATTGCCAGGTGAAACGGGTCATCGTGGATAAGCGATTCAGCGACCAGCCCAGGGTCGAAATCTTCATCCGCAAGACCGGACAGGCCAGCAGCCAAGTGACGCGAAAAGACCAGATCAGGAGCGCATCATGACGACATCAGAAGCGAACGCGATGATAAAAGCCTGGGTGGATTGGCACGGCGATTTATCAGGCGAAGATATTCCCGCAGTCAATTTGAGCTTTGAAAAAGGGTTCAACGCGGCGCTGGAATTCAAAGCGGAAGAAACAGCAGGGTTCATCAGCCAGATCAATGCCGACAGACATCAAGCGTTGGATTGGAAGCGCGGCTTCGAACGCTACGAAAAACTGAGAAAACTATCCCCGCGAAACTTCATGGAGCTATGGCACCGAAGCCTGGGCGGAGAGCGATTCGACGACCTAGTGGACCGGATTAAAAAGTGAGGATGAGCATGAACCAGAAAAGCCTTGATCGGCTGCAAGAAGCCATCGATGACCTCAAGCGATACCACCAAGAAACCGCCCAGGAACGCAGGGTCGTTATTCCAGAAACGAAAGCATGCTCATGGAAGCATGACGATGAAGATGGCGCGTTTGATACCGAATGCGGCAATCGATTTCTGATGGAAGACGGCACCCCGGAAGACAACGGATTCCGGTTTTGCCCCTACTGCGGAGGTAGGTTGGTGGTTGAAAGGGAGGGAGAAAATGAAGCGTGATGAAACAACGTCCACAGGATTATTCCTGGACCGTAAAACCGGATGGCTGATCGATAAACGGCTGCGCCAAACAATGGCACCAACCGTGATGCGCATCATCACTCACATGGAAGTGCACACGAAGCCGATCGATGCCATCGATTTGGCGGAGAAGGTGCACGCGGATCGCAACGGCGTGGCGAAATACCTCGGACAGTTGCACGAAGCCGGCATTATCCGCATCGCCGGATGGCGCAAGCCGCGCGAGGGCAGCCCAGGTGCTTACTCACGCCTTTTCGCAATGGCAGACGGTAAGCGAGACAAGCCGCACCCCCCGCTGCCACACCCGACAAAAACCTGCCGAGAACGGCGGGAACGGCTGCGTGCGCTGCTGGGGGAACACTACGGCGCGGTCAATCAATCGCGCCATAAAGGCGGCGCGGAAGTCCTATCGATTGCAGGGCATCTGGTATATCGGCGCGGCAGCGGGGTCGATTACGACGCGCTGAGACGGGCACAAGGGGACCGACTATGACAACGATCAACGACCTACTGGCGAGCAAGCCGCGCCTGTTCGCCAGAAGCGGACCCAAGAACAACGGCAATTTCGCGGTCGTCTGCAACGGACGGTTGAGCATGGGCAGGACGCACAAGCCAAAGACCAAGCTGGCGCGCATGGCATTCTTCACGCTGCCGAAAAAGGGATGGCGGGTCGCATGAACCAGTTCACATGCCGCTCCTGCGAAGCGAGCCGGACAATCGACGGCGTGCTGGTCTGCCGCATCCTGCAACAGCCAGCGGTGAAAATATGCCGCTGGTACGCCTACGAACCAGGAACAGATGAACATGAGCGATAACCGGACAACCTACACCATCGACCAGGCCGGAACCGTGCTAACCGAGACGCAGGAAGGCATCACCATGCCGGCCGATTACAGTTTCGCCAGCGTCAACGATTACGTGCACGGGGTAGATGTTCACTTCGAGGATTTGGTGGCGCTCTGCCTGGGGATGGCATGCCACATAGACACGCTGCGACAGGCCAAAGACGACGCATTAAGCGCGGTGGACGATCAATATTGGGTCGGTTGAGACAAACGGCGAGCGCGGCCGGGAGCAATCCTGGGTTGGGATTTCCCTGCCGGCTGGAAACGGCTTAAAGGCGCACCATCACAAGCCCATTTCAACATCGATGGCGTCACCCAGGGCAAGCGGTTCGTCCCGAACATCGGACCACGTGACCGTCGCCTCTACCCGGCGAAACGAACCACGCCCGAACTGCATGTGGCAGCAGACGGACATCTTTTGCAGGTCGGCAGGGCAGCCGTCATAAGCATCCTGCAACGCGGCAGCCAGCCAGCGGAACCGCTCGGCATCACGCCGGAGCGCGGCATGTTCAGCGAGCAGGGCAACGTGGTCCTCGACCAGAATGTCGGCAATGCGGTCGGCGATGTCCATCATGCCTCCTTGCGGTATAGCGGAATCGTGTGCGAGCCATACACCGTGTCAGGTCTTGAGACTTCGCAGTAGTCACCCCGCGCATTGATCCAGGCAACCGGCTCAGGCGTTGCCAGCGCATCGAAGAACTGTTCTGAATCAAGCCAGTCCTGTCCGTTCATAGACAACGAACAGAAAAAGCGCAGGCGCTCTAAAGGCGAATCTTCCTTGTCGCCTTCGCAGGCGTAAAACCTAGTGAGCGCGGCCTCAGGCTCAGGCTTTGCCAGTTCGGCTTTGAGCGCGGCGATTACCTTGGCACCTTGGGTGACTAGCGTAAAGTCATCTTCCAGCGCATCAAGCGCCAGTTGCATCACGGCGCGGCTCATACACCCCCCTTGGAATAACTGACGCAGCAGCCAGCGTTAGCAGTCATCAGCCGCCATGCCTCTGCTGCACATTGCGGCACCTGTCCGTTGCCAATGGCTTTAAGTCTGTCCACCCGAGCGGCCACCCCATCAGCCACTCGACCCACATCGGGTTCAACGCCCCACCAGCCTTCTCGCCATCCCTCAACAATGCCCCAGGGATGTTGTCGTGCTTCACTTGCGAGGGTGGCAGCGTGCAGTTCTTGCTGTCGTTCACTGTTGGCGTCGGCCACGTCTTCACCGCCGTCGAAAGCCCGTCCCCGCTGCTCTTGCTCAACCCTTTCCGGTTGTGGTTCCCGCATACCGTCGGCGTCGGCCAGTACTTCGCCGCATGTTCCAGTCCCACCTGCACCTTCTTGCCCTTGTGGTAGGCCGTCCGCCCGTCCGTTCCGCGCCAGTCCGTCACATGCGCGCAACTCCGGCCGCCGTTCGGCACGTTCGGCGTGGGCCACAATCCAGCATCGTTCTCGGCGGTGGGGCGCTCCAACGTCAGAAGCTCCGACAACACCCCATTGCGCATCGAACCCCATTTCGGCAAGGTCAGCGAGCACGCGGACAAGTCCTCGTCCCACAAGGAGCGGTGAGTTCTCCACGAAGACGAATCGCGGTCGTACCTCACCGATAATTCGCGCCATCTGGCCCCATAGGCCGGAGCGTTCGCCGTCGATTCCTGCTCCTTTGCCTGCGGCTGAAATGTCCTGGCACGGAAAGCCCCCAGAAACCACGTCAACAACCCCGCGCCAAGGCTGTCCGTCGAAGGTGCAAACGTCATCCCAAATCGGGAAGGCCGGGAGAAAGCCGTCATTCTGTCGCTGGGCAAGAACGCTTGCGGCATAGGGTTCGCGCTCAACAGCGCAGACTGTGCGCCACCCGAGCAAGTGCCCGCCAAGTATTCCGCCACCAGCGCCCGCGAATAAAGCCAACTCATTCACTTTCTTCCTTTCCTGCGCCGTCCCGCCAGCGCCGACTTTTCAAAAAACTGCTAACACGTCGCTCAACACGGACTGGCGCGATAAACCCGCGCCAGCCGGTTAGCTAGGCGATATAAACGCCCTCGTTTGCATCCAACGTGATCGTGACGACCCCATCATCAAACTCATGCAGCCAATGATCGGCAGGGCGCTTGTATTCAAGGATCGCATCGGCGAGCAAGCGCAACACCTCCGGCACACCATCGGCGGCAACATAAATCCAGACCTGATTCGATACGTGCGGCATCAATTTTCCTTTCGGTTGCAAGTAGGGCAGGAACACGGAACGCCAGCCTCGCGCATCTTGGAGCCGCGCTGGTACTCAGCCCAGGCGGCGGCATGGCTGACCCGGTTTTCGGTATAGGTGCGGGTGAACGTCCGCATGTCGGAGTGATACCCGGCAACACGGATGACCACCAAGGCGTCGGTGCGCTTCATGGCTTCTTCCTAGGCCAGCAGACAGGACAGCGGAAGCCAAGGCCATGAGCGCAGGAAGGGCAGCGGGTTGGCGTCGTGTAGGTCATTTGTCGAACACCGACGACAGGTAAGTCGAATATTCGGACATCGACTCGATGAGCAGCCGACGACTATCGGCGGCACCGCGCTCGTCCGGACAGCCAGCAGCGAAGGACGCGCGCATGAATTCGTTCATGGCGGTGCAGGCCTCGTCCAGCTTGCGGGCGCATTTAATCGCGGCATCCTTCTGCCGCTTGTCGGTGGCGGCGGTCATCACATCCTCCCCAGGCTGCGCAGCAACGACCGGGCACGCTTCAACTCGGCATAGTCACGGTCAGGGTGCGCGCAGTTGATAAGCTCGGTGACGCAGGCGACCAGTTCCTTGATGCGCTCACGGTTGGCGTCGCGCTGCTCGCACACGGCAGAGAATAAGTGCACCGGCACAATCCCCTGCGACAGCGCGGCGTTCGGGATGCCAGCGCAGGCATTGACGCAGGCGACGATGCGGCGCGCATTAGCGCGGCATTCGTCTATTCCCCTCAAATCACGGCGCATTTCAGCAATAGTGCCAATGGGGCTGGCGATAACAGCCGGCGTTTCTTCAATGCCGTCGCTATGTTCGGCAAACGCCCACGGCTCCTTGGTGTGGTTTTTCATGGCTTTGCCTCCGGGCCGAATGGAAGATAAGTGGCGGCACGAAGCGCAGCCAGAGAAGCCGCTTGGATGTCGTTGCCAGGCTCGGATCGCGTCTGGCTATCCCAATACGCAACCCAGCGCACCAGCGCATCGCGCAGCAGCGGAGCGGCAGCGAGCAGCATGCCGTTGGAGATAGTCACGTCATCGGCCGGAGAACCCGCCCAAACAACAACCTGCCGACCATCAGGAACGAAGCGCGCAACCGCCTTGGTGCCGGTTGCGTCAGCAATGTATCCACCAGAAATGGACCAGGGAGCCGGAGAGGTCAGATCAGGCATCACGCACCCCCCGTCGCTTTGGCGATAGCAGCGCGAGCAACGCCCTGCAAGGTCGAGAAGTCGCAGACGAACGAGAAGCCGTGGTGTTCTTCAGAGTCGGCGATAATTTGCAGCGCAGCCAGCAATTCGGGGGCCGCAACCATCAGGCGCGCATTAGCGCGGGCTTCCTCGACGTCATCGATGCGCGGCCAGCCACAATCAACGCAATCGTTAAAGTCAGCAGAACCGATAAGCCGATTGCCTTTGGCAATGCGTAAAGTAAGCCAGTTCCAACGCTCCTTTCCATCCTCAGAACACGCCTGCATTGGCTCATCGTTGATGTAAGCAGGATGGATATTCCACGGACCAGGGGTGTGACTCATGATGACTCCTTGAGAAATTTAAGGCGGAACAAAGCGCAGGCGCGCTCAACAGCGGCATTCGGGTCACGCCCGACCTGCCATGAAAAGCCCGGATGAACGATGGCCTCATAGCCATCCTTGAACGTGTGGATTTCGTCGCGAGTAAGACCGTTGAAGAAGTTCGACACGATCCTTAAAGCGGTCTTGATGTCACCAGCCGCGAAGGCGACGCGGGCCTGTTCGGCCTTGGACGTTCGCGGTGGCGTCATTTCCATTCGGATGGTTACGCGCGGACGGATAGCGGGACCGTTCATTTCGGCACCGCCACGATCTCGACGTTGGAACACCAGAAGTGCAAGCCGGTCACGCAGTCGCGGCCGGGAGTCGCCTCGGTCTTGTCGAGCAGATTGCCGAACCGGTCCAGAGCGACGTCATAGTTTGGCACGCGGAAGGAACACGGCAGCGGCATGCCAGCCAGCGGACCATCGAGGAAAATCTTGACGTAGTTGAGCGCGAACATTTCAGGCCTCCGCTTTTAACGAAGCGCGGGCAGCAGCGATGCGAGCAGCGTGCGTGACCAGCATGTCGATGCGGACGTTACCCAGGATGTTCGACGCGAGGTGGTTGGCAATCCACGACAAGACGACTTCCTCGGTAGTTCTGGCATTCAATGACTCGGGGTCTTTGCCAGAACCGATTGACTGGAACGTCGCCTTGAACCTGCCAATTTCAGTGACCGCGCTTTCCAGGATGCGCAGGACGTTATCAATCGCCTCCAAGCCATCCTCGACGTTGGATTGCAGTTGTAACTTGGTGAACTCAGATTTGTTGATG